CTTTAGTTCCATCAAAGTCCATAGAATAGTTACTTTGCTTGTCTTTATTCTCATTGTTAGGCAAACGCCATTGTCTATTATAGTAGTTACTCATAATTAATCTCCCATTCTATTCCAGTAAACCAAGTTGCTACCAGATATTTCTGTTAAGTCTTTAGTTAAATTAGTTCCTGTTGCATCATAAATACTTTGTACTTGTGTAGATGTTAATTCTGTATTCCAAATTCCTATTTCATCAATAGAGCCATTAAAGTTGAAAGAACCATTAGTTCTTGAACCAATATTACCACCAACAGTTCCAGTAGATGTACCAATAGAACTTGATGTAGTAGTTATTAGACTACCATTATGATAAAATAAAACTCCTGTTGTTGCTGCTGGTATAACAAATACAAGGTGATGCCAATTACCATCAGTTAAATTTGCACTTGCAGTAGAATTACTACCACCGATAATAGCATATAAAGTTTGAGATGACCCATCATAAGTTAATTGAATTTGTCTTGGGCCACTATCAGCATTATATGAATAAATAGTTCCACCAAAACTACCAGAACCAACTTTTTTTATCCAAACTGAAACACTAAAAGCATCTACTCTTGGTGTAAAATTCAAAACATCTGAAACCCCTATATTTATATAATTACTTCCATCAAAATTCATACTGTAATTATTAGCAATTCCTTCAGGTACAGGTGGAGTTGGTGTTCCTCCAATTAAATTAGTATCACCACTAGGAGAATTTTCATAAATAGCACCAAATCCAATAGTATTATTTGACTGAGCTTTACCCCAACCAATATCATTATTGACTGCTCCTTGTCCCCATCCTATGTCGTTATCTGGCATATTTTAAAATTTAAAGCACCCAACCTCCAAAATCAGCAACATCATCAGGGTACATATCTTCTTGACTGTTACTGTAATATTCTGGAAATAAAGATTGAGCATTATTTTGCATATAATCTATAAATCTGTTTGTGTAAAATTGTGCAGTAGTTCTAGTTCTTTCAACTAATTTGTCTACGTCATTTCTACTTAAAGCAGTACTGTTTTCTGGATTTTTAGTATATATTCCACCATTAGCAATATTTATTCCTGCATAGGGTAAGTATTCTACCATTGACCAGTGCAAAAGCATGGGCTTAATATAGTCGTTAACTAAATTTAAATAATCTCCTGTTAAGCTACTTGAAGTAATATCGTTTTGGATTTTGACATATAAGTCAGTACCTAGATAATTTTGAATATGAATATCCTGTGCCTGATTTATAAAGGGTAGAATCTTGTCATCATCAATATTACCATTTGCATTGGTAAATACTGAAATATCATGTCTGGTCACAAATAAGGCTTTACTCATTTCTTTTTCTTTTTAGTTCTTGGATTCTTATATCCATTATTAGGCATATCGATTGGTCTTTGAGCTACTTTTTTATTGTTTTCTTCATACCTTGCTTTATCTCTTTCTCCATCTTTTATAGGTAAAGAAGTAATCATTTTTCTAGCCTGTCCTACACTTATTTTTCTATTGTTTTTTCTTAAATAAATATTTCTTATCCAAGCGTGATGGCAGTTAGCACCACCCTTATAAAGCCAAATATTATAAGTAGATTCTCCAGTTGCTGCAAGTTCAGAATTAGCACCGCTTTGCTTATCTAAATCCTCTTTCCTATACACTTTATTAGCTTTCACCATTTTTCTACAAAACTCTCTACTATCATTACCAGCTTCTGGTGGAAAATATTTATATCTTACTTTAAATAAAGAAGTGTCTTGCTCACTTTTTCTTTGTGGAGATGATTTAACAACACTAGCAAAATTAAAGTGGCTAATTATATTATCCTCATCGTCTGTTGCTAATTGACTATCTATAAGCTCATATCCTTCGATTTCCTCGTCTTCTCCACAACTTATGATGTCATTAGCCATATTATTCAATTCATCGTCTGAAACATCGTGAAAACACGTTTTAGAGCTAGATAATAATTCAGATTCATTTTCCTCATCTTTAATTCCTGTTTGTTCTTCTTCTACTTCCTCATTATCAATATCATCTAACTCCATAAACTCTAATGGTTCAATAGTTTTAAAATATAGATTTAAACTAATTCCATTTACAGAAAGAATATCATCTAGAGAATCTATCAAAAGATTCTGATAAGGTTGAATAACTACGTTATTAAATAATCTACTAGCATTTTGTATTTCGTCTGCATTGTTTCCTAATCCGTTATTACCATCTCTTAATCCAATTAATAAAGGAGAAGTAACTCTGTGGGTAAGCATAATCTTTCTGCTACATTCAGCACTTAAATATTCGTAATGCGCAGGAGCATCATTTAAAGGAATATCCTCTACAGTTGTTTTAGATTCAGCGTTATTATTGAATGCAATTATAACTTTCTCACCATAAGTTCCCGTAAGTTTATTCATTACATCATTTTTTATTGCTAATTGTTTTTCGCGATCCGGTACACCATTGTTGAAATTCACGACTTTCGTGCCTGAAAAACCATTTTGAGTATCGTTAATTAGATAACAAGCAATTTCGTTTTCTAGTGTTGCGTAAGCAGTATTGTAATCTGCAGGACTGTAGTAATAAAATCCTGTTACATATCTCTTAATAATATATATTTCATTTTGAGCACCACTACCAAATACAGGAAACTTTTTTAATACTGTATTTCTGTCAACTTTTGTCCAGTCTGGAGCATAAAAATAATTCTTTATTTCTCCATCATTCATTTTTTCAGCTCTTAATGTTTCTCTAGGAAAATGAGTAACTGATGAAATTTTATTACCTGCATAAGTAATTTGGAAACTGGCTTCACCTAATAGTTTTAAATCTTGACAAACCTTTCTAAGACAATCACTTTTTATAAGACTTTTCATTTGTGCGTACTGGTCTGGCTTTTCTGCTGAATCAGTAGCTTCTAATCCTTTTCCGTATATTTGATTTACTATTCCATTTATTACCGCTTGATTTGTTGTGCTATCCATATAAGCATCAATCAAATTTTGATAGTAGTCATTGTTATCACCAATTGAAACGTAATCCTTATTACGCTCTTCGGTGATTGTTGGTCTTTCGTATTGATTTAATTGTATTAAATGTAAGTTATCCATAATATACAAATTCGTTATCTCCTGTACTTTGTTCTATATAAACACCGTTTGAAATTTCGTAATCAGAAAGTGTTTGGTCTGAACAATACATTTTATCTTTAAAAATTATTTTATTATCCGTAATATTAGTAATTGTAATAGTATAGTAATTATTTTCAATTAACGCTTGAG